TGAGATAGTAACCTTTACATCCGCAGCATGGGTAGCAGCATATGTTCCCAGATAGCCTCGCCCGTAAGGGGCGACTGTTGCCGTATTGCCAACGCGGTCAAATGAATCAATCCACATTAACTCTTCATCAATTTCAACAATACCTTTGCCTACATTGCTAGTGTCTCCAAGAGACAAAATTGTAGGTGCAGTACTTGGTGAGGTTAATGTACTAACTGCAGTTCTAAGATAGGTAGAACGGTCTTGCTGGTATGTGTAACCTGATAGATTGATAAGTACCTCATCAATCATCTGTGTTAATGTTGTTGTCACAGGTCTATGCTCCTTAATGCAACTATCGCTGATAGTCCAGTAGTTCCTGCTAATTCATTACAGATAGCATTAAGCATCTTATAATCATCAGGTTGGCGATTTGCATCAGCCTTAATGTTTAGTGCAGCAATAACACCTAGGCCAGTAGTTTCAGCATAGTTATTTGCCGCACCTTGTTCGGATTGATAAGCATCTGGTGTCGGATATGTTCCAGCATTTGCAAGACGATTCAACTCGTCAGCAAGTGTGCTACCTGCTACTCCTGTTGCCATTATCTAAACCTCGCTGCTTTCTTTGCTATTGACTTTGGTTGCTTTACAAACTGCTTGCCTTTTCTATTGCCAGCAGCCTTTGCTTTATTAGTCGCTGCTTTTTCAGCAGGGCTTAATGCAGCCCATGCTTTGGCAGGTAGGTATCGCTTTTTACCCTTAGATGGCTTACCATCTGAGGTCTTCCACTTTTCGCCAGTCCACTTTTTAAGTGACTGTTGAGATTTAGCAAGTGCCATTACTTGTAACCTCCGCCTGCTTTTTTGTATTCAACTGCTAATAGTTGTGCCTTACGGGCTGACCATTCACCAGGGTCTCCACCTCTTGAACCAGCCTTAATCTTTTTAAACAACGAAGCACGCATACCTGGCTTTGTATAGTTACCAGCAGCATTAACTTTAGATTTAGTTTTTTTCTTTGCTACCATTTAACTTTATCCGCCCAGTAAGCCGCAGACATTTTGCCTTTGGCAATGTTCTTTGCATGACGTGCCTTGAATGATGCTTGACGCTTTGTAGGCTGCCTGTCACCAGTCACACCCTGCTGACCAAAACGAATAGTTTTAACCTTAGTACCTTCTTTGGCCACAACAACGTGTGACTTTTTTGGGTGGTTAGGTGTGCGCTTAGGCTTGTTAAAGCCTGACACTCCTGCTCGCTTTAGTCTAGGGTCTGCCATTTTTACTCTGTTCCTCTTCCGCCCTGCCAGCCAGGAATCTTTGTAATATCACCTTTATACTTAATTAGTAATTCTTCAAACTTTGTAAGTTTGCGTGGCTTAATACGTGTTTGAATATCTCTAACTTCTGCTGGTGTTTTGCTTTTAGGTGTACTTGTTGGTTTAGGAGTCTTTGGCATTTACTTCTTCTTGCCCATCTTCTTCATGACCATCTTTTTTGCAGTCTTCTTAACAGCCTTCTTCTTCATACCTTTTCTCATCTCCATCATCTTTTCAGACTTGGATTCCATCTTCTCACCTGCTGCATAAGCCTTAGCAGCCTTCTTACCTGCTGGTGTATATGGAAACTTCTTATCTCCGACCATTGGCATTATATTTGTCCTATCTCTTTCATTACTGCTACGGTTGATTTGTTTACTTTGTTTGCATCAGGCATGGTGTTCGAGTTGTATGGTCTACCTAATACTTCGGAAGCCTTTTCGGCTTCACGAATCTTTTGCATTGATGTACCGCCAGGTTGTATACCCTGTGCTCTAGCCTCATTGTAAGCACTTAGTTCTTGGTTAAATGCTTTTTGTGGCCTTTGACGACGAGAGTCAGCATCACCTGTACCTAGTTCAAGGGTCATAACCTTGCACCCAAAACATCCTTCTACATATTCAGGATGTGTTTGTATCTGATGTAAACTCATAGTTCTGTAAAGTTTGCTTCCGTTACTCCTACGCCACCAGCAATAAGTGCTGCTTTAGTAGCATCATCTACTGTGTGGGCATAGCCACCACGATAGACAACTGGATACTCAGGTAAATCAGAATCAAGTGGATAACGAATTTGTTGGTACTGTCCATTAGTATTTAATACAATAGATATACCACGGTCTAACTTGTAAAACTCAAACAGTCTATGCATACCTGCAGGACCTTCTTCAACTGTTGGTGTTTTAAATGACCAGTTAGACATTCATCCTCCTTTAGTGGACTCACCATAAGGCTGGGTTGCCCCAGCCCTACAGTCAATTAACTACTACTTAGCAGCGATTGATGAACCTGATGTGATTCGGAATAGAGCCTCATCACGGTAAACTGCAAAGCCGAGTACGCCGTACCAACCCATTGGGCGGAAACGCATCAACTTATCAGTTACGTTACCAATAACTACATGTGGCTCTTCCGCAACGGCTTCTGCCATTGCCTGTGCACCACAAACGATTGTGTCAAAGACACGTGTTACAGGTGTAACTGTAATTGTTGTTGATACTGTAACTGCAGCAGAGTTAGCAACGTCAACAGTAAATGTTGTTGTTGAACCTGATGTTGTGATTGCAGTAATCTTCGCAGATGTTCCTACGCCTGTTCCTGAAATCTTATCGCCAACTTCAGCGCGTGTTGCGATAACTGCAGATGAAGCAACGCCGAATGTGAATCCAGCTGATGTTCCTGCTACTGTTACTGCTGTTGTTGCCAATGCTGACTGGTCTGCACCTGTCTTAGCGTTGTACAGACGTGATGACTCTACGAAGAATGCGCCTTCGTACTCACCGATTTCTCCAGCCCAAATCTTGCTTGCTTCTGAAGCAGACTGTGACTGTGGGTAGCGCCATCCTAGGTCGCCTGTCTCTGCACGAAGGTCGTGTGAAACTTCTGGGTGGATACCAACCCAGTATGCATTTCCGCGACGGCCCTTAGCCTTGTTAGCACGTAGCTTAGCAACAGCCTTGCGGATGTCTGCTGAGTCTAGTGTGTCAGCTGCATCTACGTTAGCAACTGCTGTTGCATTTCCTGCGTAGATGTTGTTTGAACCTGAGCGTAGTGTGTTCATTGCAACTACGTCGATAGAATCGGCTAGGTTGTATGCAATGATGTTAGCGATTGCTGGGTCTACATCTGCTAGAGAGAATAGTTCCAACGCACGTGTTACAAGTACAGCGTTACCGTACTCGTTAAGTGTCACTGTAACAGATGTTGGTGTTGACAATGCTACTGCATCTGGGTCAACTGTCTCTGTTAGTGTTGATGTCTTTGTATCTAGGTCAACGTACTTCTGTAGAACTACAGTTGAACCTGGGATTGCTTGCTTTGCTGGGCGCTTATCTGCGACAGAACGAATTAGGGGTTCTGAACGGAGAGCGAACTCGAGAAGGCGGTCATATGCCTTCTGTACGAGACCAGCACCGCCAACTGTACCACCGAGCGACGTGCTCGAGGTATCTGTATATGCGTTTGCCATTTTTTTTAGTCTCCTTGACTATGAACGGATATTATTGTTGTCCTTGCATCAGTGAGATTAACTCTTCCATGGAGCTTGCATTGTCCATGCGTTGCTCTAGGTCCTGTGCTCGGTCTGGTGTAACGGCACCCTGGGTCATGACGTCTTGCTGACGTAGTGTCGCAAGATTTTGTTCGTCACGCTTCTGTGATACCTCTATACCAAATAGGTCAGCGTTCTCGTCTAGCCAGTTCGATACTGCCTCTTCTGAAAAATCACCATCTAAATCCTTAAGGACTAGACGTGCTGCTTTCTGGTTTACACCCTTCTTTTCTAGTACTGACTTAACGGTAGACTCACGCTGCGCCTTGGAAAATCCCTCAAGTTGCTCAGTAAGTTCCTTGATACGCTTTTCATCTGCACGCTTGGCTTTACGTAACTTTTTAAGTAAGTCACTGCCGTCCATTTGTGTGTCTGTGTCGGTATCTTGGTCATCGTCTTCGTCGTCCCAGTAGTTGTTGCTCATAGCAACCCACCCTTCTATTCGTTGTTAGTTCGCAGGCCACAGTTCAGTTCGGGGAAACTGGCTGGCTCCTACTATCGGT